CGGGCTTGTTCGGGTTGAACAGCCGGCCCGGCAGGCCCCGCAGGTCCTTGTCGATCGACACGGCCACGCGCTCGGGGTGCCCGGGCTGGGTGAGCCATATACCGAGGACGTCGTCCCCCTCGAGCCCGGGGTACCAGCGGGTCTCGAAGCGGGACTCGATCTCGGCGCGCATCTGCTTGAACAGGAGCGGCTTGGCCCGCTTCGTCCGCTCGAACTTGTATGACGGGAGGACCTGCTTCCTCCAGTTGGCCGTCGAGTCCGGGTCCGAGAGGGCGATCAGGACCTCGCCCGAGTCGAGGGCCCGGCGCATGGTCAGGATCTCCCGGTCGACGATCGAGACGGCCTCGCCGAAGTCGGCGCTGATGGCCGGCTGGGGCCCAGCGAACTTGTACTCCCGCTGCACGGCGGCCGTCGCGCGGTGGATCAGGATGTCGCCGTCGAGCATGATGACGTTCTTCATGGTTAGTGCGTTTCCGCCCAGTTCTTCCCGGTCTTCCACTCGCCCTTGAGCGGGCACTTCATCCCGAACTCGACCCCGGCCTGGGTGATTGCCCAGCAGCCGATCTCCCCCACCCGCTTCGCGATCTCCGGCCGGACGTCCAGCTGGACCTCGTCGTGCGCCTGGTGGACCTGCCGGACCTGGAGGCCTTCCTCGCGGAACCGTCGGTGCATGAGCACGACGGCGAGCTTCATGACGACCGCGCCGCTCGCCTGGAGGAGCGTATTCAGGCTCGAGTAGTCCTCGCGGGTCCAGGCCCGCCGGCCGTCCGGCAGGTTCACCGACCGGAGGCGCTTGTGCAGGTTCGCGCATCTCTCCTTGAGCGGCCGCAGGCCCTTGACGTTCGCGAGCAGGCTCTGCTTGGCCTTGCGCCCCCGGGCCTTCTGCTGCTGCTTCGTCCCGCCCGGGTCGATCGTCTTGCCCAGCTTGACCTCGCCGGCCCCGTAGAGCTCGGCGTAGATGGCCCGCTTGGCCGTGTCGCGGGCCATCGGGCCGTCCGGGATCCCGAGGGCCTGCTGGTTCCGCGTGTGCGGGTCCCCGTGGGCGACGACGTTCGCGTACTCCCCGCCGTCGTACTTGGCGAGGTAGTGCCCGAGCATCCGGAGCTCGAGGCCGGACGCGTCGATCCCGACGAGCACGTTCCCCGGCGAGGGGACGAACAGGGCCCGCGACTCCCGGCCGTACGGGCTGCCCACCTTGGGCACACACGTCATGTTCGGCTTCGAGTGGGTGCACCGGGACGTGACGGCCCCGTTGTGGTCGACGAACCCGTGGATCGCGCCGTCCGGTCCGACCATCTTGACCCACGGGACGGCGCCTTTCTTCAGGCTCTCGGCGACCATCCCGAGGACCTTCGTCACGACCTTGTGCTCGACGATCTTGTCGACGAGCGGGTACCGGCCCTTGAGCTCCTCGAGGACGGACTCGTCCGTCTTTACGGAGCCGTCCTTGTTGTAGCCGTCCATCAAGTCCGGCTGCCACCCGTGGCGCTCCATGAGGTGCCGGGCGACGTGGTGGCGGGAGTTGGGGTTGAACTCGACGACCTCGACCTTGGGGGCCTGCTTGGCGGCGAGGCGCTCACGGGCCTTCGCGAGGCAGTCGCCGGCCTTGCGGGCCTTCACGAGCGTGCCGACCCCGCCGGCCTCCGAGAGCCGGTCCGCCCACATCTTCACCCGGGCCTCTGCGTTCGCGACCACCTTCGGGTCCGTCATCGTGTGGTTCGTGAACGGCGGGATCGCCTTCGCTAGCTCGGCCCCAATGGCCGCCCGGCGCATCTGGAGCTCGGCCGTCAGGCGGTCGGCGGCCTCCCGGTCGAACCGGAACCCGTTCTGCATCTGCCGGGCGATCTCCAGCTTGAAGTCCTGCTCGAGCTCCCACGCGCGGACCGTGAAGTGCCCGTCCGTGATCTTGCGCTCGAGCTTCCGGACGATCGTCGTCAGGGTCGAGACGTCCTGAACACAGTACGAGAGCATCTCCGGGGTGAACGTCTTCCACCCGCCCTCGTACTCAGCCTTGCGGTTCCCGAGGCGGGCGCCCCAGGCGGCGAGCGAGTGCCGGCCGGCGAGCTCGCGCGGGAACCTGGCCTGCTTCTTGTTCTTGGCCTTCGCGATCCGGGCCGCGTCCATGCGCCGCAGGTGCTCCGTAGGCCAGACGACGGCCGCGCCGACCTGGGTGTCGAGGAAGCGGCCGGGGCCACGCGAGGCCCACTGGGCCGGGAAGAATTCCCGGATGACCCTCTCGTCGTAGAGGAGGCCGTTGTGCGCGTAGCGGGCGTCGGCGGCCAGCAGCAGGGCCACGCCCTCCTTGAGGGACATGCTCGCGGTCATCTCGGGCGAGTCGTGACAGGTCAGGACGGCGCCCGTGTCGACGTCCTGCATGACCAGACAGTGGACCCGCGTGATGATCGACGGGTCCTTCGTGCCCGGGCGGATCGAGTCCGCGAACAGGCCGTTCGTCTCGAAGTCGTAGGCGTAGCGGATCACTGGCGCTCCGGGATGGGCAGTTCGGACAGCTGCTTCATGACCTTGGCCTCGTGCGCGATCCCCTTCTCGATCCAGTCCTGGAGGTCCTGGCGATGCTTGGTCTTCGACCGGCGCAGGTGCCGGCGCGCGCCCTCGAGCAGGGTGAGGGGCGTGGTGTAGTGGCCGAGGACGTCGCTCCCGTCCATCAGGATGTACTGGTAGCGGTCGGCGGTGACGGTCAGCTTCATGGTTACCCTACGTCGTCGCTCGTGTCGTCGAACGGGCTGTCCCCGTCCGGGGCCGCGTCGCACTCGACCTGCCGGCCCGTCTCTTGGTCGTACTTGAGGTGCCCGGCGAGGCCCGTCCGGCCCGTGTGCCGGCACTTGAGGACGCGCACATCGGCGACGTCCCGGGCCCCGACGGCCTGCTGGTCCCGCTCGATGGCGATGATGTTGTGGAAGGCCTGGGCGATCCCGTGGGACCCGCGGATGTTCTTCAGCGTGATCCGGGCGCCCTCCTCGTGCGCCTCGCCCTTGTCCCGGGAGAGGTGGGCGACGGCGATCAGGTGCACCTTCGTGGCCTGCACGAACGAGGTCAGGTTCGTGACCAGCTTGTCCAGGACGCGCCGCTCGTCCGCCTTCAGGTCCCCGCCCGAGGTGACGATCGACAGGTGGTCCAGGACGACGAACTTGCACCCGCAGCCGACGACCATGAAGCGCATCCGGGAGAGCAGGTTCTCGGGGTCGAGGGAGCCGTAGGCGTCGTAGAGGATGACGTTCTTCTCGAGCACGTCCAGGGCCGCGCGGACGGCCGGGGACTTGAAGTCCGGGTTCTCCTGGAGGTGCAGGGGCTGGCTCACCAGGACCGAGACCAGGCCGACGGCGGTGCGCTCGATGCCCTCCTCGAGGCCGATGTACCCGACCTTCTCCCCTTGGGCGAGGTGTGCCGCGAGCTCCCGGACGGCGGTCGACTTGCCGGCGCCAGTGCCCGCGACGAACAATGTCATCTCGGCGGCGCGCAGGCCGCGCAGCTTGGCCTGGAGGCCCGTGTGCTGGAGCGGGACCGCGGGGACGTTCGGGGCGGCGATGACTCGCTGCCACGCGTCTTGAAAGCTAACCAGGCCGTCTGGACGCCAGGGCTTGGCGTCCCAGAAGGCCCGGACGATCTCCTCGGTCCGGCCGGCCATGAGGAGGTCGTTGGCGTCCTTGATCCCCTCGGGCCAGTTGACGATGAAGGCCTTCCCAGGCTCAAGGACTGCGGCGCACTCCTCGGCGGCCTTCCGGCCCTGCTCGTCCGAGTCGAACGCGATCACGACCTTCTCGAACTTCGAGAGGTACTCGATCTGCTTCTTGAAGACGCCGGCCGCCGCCGCCGCCCCGGTCGGGATCGACACGACCGGCCATCGGTTGTCCCAGGCCGCGGACATCGACAGGGCGTCGAGCTCGCCCTCGGTGACCGTGATCGACTTGCCGCCCTCCTTGAACAGGTGGGCCCCGAATAGGCCCGCCTTGGAGAAGTCCCCCACGGTGACGAACCGCTTGCCGGCCATCCGGATCTTCTGCGCCACCGGCCGGCCGAGGGCGTCGCAGTACGTCGCCACCTGGGCCTTCTTGCCGCAGTAATCCCCGTAGCCGTAGCCGAACTTCTGGGCCGTCGCCTCGGGGATCGCGCGCTTCGGGATCGCCTGGACCTCGACGGGGATCAGGTCCTCGGGGGACTTCTGGCGCGGGAAGGGGCTCGCCGGGTCCGCCGCGGGGGCGCTGTCACCCTTGGTCCCTTGGGCGCAGGAGTAGCAGTAGGTCCCGCCGTTCGCGAAGACGATCGCGGCGTCCGAGGACCCACAGGCCGGGCAGGGCTGGTGGGTGGCTACCGGGGTCTCACTCATAGTTCTGCGTCGACTGGAAGAGGTACCCGATGGCCCGGCCGAGGCCGGCAATCGTGTCGCCGAACTGACCGAGGGCCGTATTGCAGCTGTGGCACAGGAGGCCGCGGACCTTCCCGGTCGCGTGGTCGTGGTCGACGTCCGTGGCGGGCGCGTAGCAGAGGGCGCACTTCCCGCGCTGACGGGACCACAGGCCCGTATAATCCTCGGGTGTCAGGCCGTACTTATACCGGCGGTCGGACGCGGCCCGGCACTCACGGCACTGGCCGTTCTTGCAGGTCGCGGGCTTGCCGCAGGAGCATGTTGACTTTCGGACCATGGTGTGTGGGCAGAACGGGGGCCCGGCGTCAGCCGCGTGTGACTGCTATCGCGCAGGTTACGCGGGCCGCCGGGCCCCTGTTGTCCTAGACGTCGTCGCCTTCGTCCCCGCCGTCCGTGCTCGCCGGGCCTTCGGAATCCCCGCTGTCATCCGCAGTCGTATCGACCGAGAAGCCGTCCTCGCGCGGGGCGAACCCGTACTGCTCGGCCGCGACCTCGGGCATATCCATGCGCTGGATCACCTGGACGCTCAGAAGGACCAGGGAGATTCCCGTCCCGATCTTCGTCGAGAATGGCTTGATCCCGTAGCACACGATGATCCGCGAGCCGCCCCCGATGCGGACCTTGGACCGGTCGATGCGGTTGTTCTTGGCGTCGAAGAGGTCGACACTGTTGTGCCAGACCCGATCGTTGTCGTTCTTGTCTCGGCCGCCGCCGGCTCGCTTGAAGTTGACGATGGCGAACCCGGTCGGCTTGCCCGCGTCGTCGAACTCAGGCTTCCAGGACCGCGTGGCCCCGAGGGTCTTCCCGTCCGCCTCGCGCTGGGCGCGGCTCCGCGGGTCCTCTTCGGCCTCGGCGATCCCGATGGCGTTCTGGTAGGCCTTCTCCAGGCTCTCGATGAAGGCCTTGACCTCGGCCTTGGAGAGGTCCAGGCGAAGGCCCGTCTTCCAGTCCCCGAACTCAGGCTGCTTGCAGTACTCGCCGCGGTCGGGCTGGTTCAGGTAGGGAAAGACGGCAGTCCCTTCGGGACTCAGGTACTTGGTCAGCTTCGGCTTCTTCTGTTTGATCGGCATGTTGGCCCCTCCGGGGCGGTCTTGGACTCAGGAATTGTACTAGGTGGAAACCCTTAGGGACCAATTTCCCCAAGAATTCACGAGAGAAGGTGTTGGGACTTCAGGACCTCGCTCGGCACGAAGTCCCCCCGATCCGGAGGCTCCGGCAGGAGGCACAGGTCCCCGAGGTCCTGCTGGAGCTCCGCGCGCAAGCGGGTGAGCAGGTCGTCCTGGAAGACCTCCGCGAGGACCCCACGGACCGCGCGGCCCACCTCGGGCACCTGGGCGGCGAGGGCCATGTAGCTGTCGTGCACGGTCCCGACGGACCGCACGGACCGCTCGCGCATCCGGCAGACCGCGCGGGCCATGACGGCCGCGTCGATCGAGTGGACGAAGTTGGGCGGGAACCCGTTCGACTGGCGGCCGGCCGAGAGCCCGGGCTTGTCCTCCCGGTAGCGGACGAACCGGACGACGTTCCCGACGGCCGTGCGGATCCGGCGGCTCTCGAACTGGCGGTAGTCCTGGATGACGGGCCACCCGCTCGGGGACGTCCAGCGCAGGGGCAGGCCATGCTCGGTCATCGTGTCCGCGCAGTAGGTGAGCCAGTCCATCGCCGCCCGGGAGGCGCCGATGCGAGCGTTCATGGTCGCGATCAGGTGCTTCGCCAGGAAGGACGACGCCCGGTAGCCGCCCCCCTCCAGGATCGGGAACGGCGTCGACCCCCGCTTCACCCGGATGACCTCATAGACCTCTCGGACGTAGTGGATCATCGAGTGCACCGTGACCCCGTAGACCTGCGTCATCACCGGGCGCTTGGTGAGCTCCCGGGGGACCCGACCATCCAGGAACTCGAGCCACCGAGCCGAGTCCGGGTGGTCGTCCGCGGCCAGGCGGGCGGTCAGATCGTCCGCGATGATCTGGTACAGGTCGACCGGTGCCTCCGAGGGGGCCACGTTGGTCGCCTCCGCGAGCGGCCGGTCGAGGGTCAGGAGGGCGTAGAGTTGGAGCCCGCTCGAGGTGTGGTCGACCGTCACCGGCAGGTGGGACTTGTGGTGTCCCGGGGCGCCCGCGTGCTCGGCGAAGTCGATCGCGAACGCGAGGGCCTGCCAGGGGTCCTCCTGCTGCGTCCACTCCCGTCGGCCCTGGGGGTCCTTCCCGATCGCGACCCACAGGGGCGCCAGGCGGGAGCGGGCGGTCTCGATGCGCGAGCGGACGGAGCCCTTACCGGCCCCGTACAGGCTCGCCCCGCGCGAGAGGTAGGCGTCCTGGGCCTCGCGGTCGGCGACGGGGAGGCCCTCCGCGAACTCGAGCAGGCCCCGCGAGAGGTCGTCCCCCTGCGGCTGGAGGAACAGAGGCTGGGGGTAGATGCGCCCCCGGAAGTCCGCCTGGACGGGGAAATGGATCGCCGGGGCGTCCAGGTACTCACCGGCGACCCACAGGGTCCGCGCCCTGAGCATGGCCCGCCCGCGGTTCTCCCGGTCGGCGGTGAAGTAGTCCGAGCGGGCCCGGATGGCGCGCTCGCGCTCGGCCTTCTGCTCGTCCGTCCAGCCGGCCAGCTGGTCCTTCCTGGGCTGGGCCTTGGGCAGGCTGTCCGGGATGCCCGTGATCGGCCGGAAGCCGACGACGTCCACCCCGCGTTCTGCGGCCCACCGGGCGACCTCGAGGACGCGCCGGTTGACGCGCCACGCGGCCCGCTGGAGGGCGTTCGCGGCCCCCAGGTGGAGCTCACAGTCGGCCGAGCCGACGGACTCGAGGACAGCCCGGTCGTGCGTCTTGACCAACGGCCGTTCACGGAGACGAGTCACACGGTACCCGCCGCCCCAGGCGCCCTTCCAGTCGGCGGGCGCCGAGCGGGTCGGGAGCCATAGCGGGCGGGCGAGGGAGTCCCCCGCCGCGGCCTTGTCGAGCCACTCGATCGCCTTGGCGGTCGGGGCGACGACGGTCCGCTTGCGCCCGCGGGCGTCGCCGAACTTGGCGATCTCGATGAACCCGGTGTGCATCCGGATGAGCTCGAGCAGGACCACGCCGACCCGGAAGCGTTCCGGGACCGGCCAGCCCGAGAAGGAACCGCCCAGGTTCGTCAGGGCGGACTCGACCATCTTGCGGGCGTGCGATCGGGCGCGCGTCTTCCGGAGGCGGCGCGAGAGGTCCCGCCAGAGGGACTTCTTCTTGATCTTCTGGACCTGGACCATCCGGGCCTCGTCCTCGAGGGCGACCCCGATCCGGTGCGCGATCGACTGGATGCCCGTCCGGCCGGTCAGGTAGTCGAGGCACGTCCGGAAGGCCACGGTGGCGATCACGGCCGGCTTGATCGTCCCGAGGAGCTCGTGTGCGTTCGCCGACTTCCGGCCCCCCTGCGCGCGGCCCTGGGCGGCCCGCTCGAGCCACTCGATGACGGCCGGCTCGAGGGCCTTGACGGCCTCCGCGAGCAGCCGGCGCCCGCCGGGGCCCTCGGGGCGGTAGCCGAACTTCGCGGCCCGCTCGTCCCGCGCGCGGTTCCGGGTGACCGTGGACCCGACGATCAGGTCCTCGACCAGCTGGTCCGACAGGGCCACGTCGACGCCCGTCGGGGCCTGCCGGTCTCGCTCGAGCCGTCGGGCCATCAGCGGACCGCATCCCGCGGGGTCCAGCCGTTCGCGCGGAGGCCTTCCAGGATGTCGTCGACGGCCGCGTGTAGGTTCCGGCCAAGGCGCTCGACCTCACAGTCGAAGCCGCCGCCGAGCTCGGAAATGCCACGGATCTGGTGGATGTCCACCCCGCCCTTACGACCCTGCCGGCCGATGACGAGGCTGTAGTGGATCGGCGGGGCGGTCATGTCCTCCTTGCCGTCCAGGGGGATACCAGGGATGAACTTCTCGGGCATCAGGCGGCCCTCATCGACGGCCCGCGGGACTTGGCCTTGAGCCGGCGGCGGGCGGCGCGGTTCAGGCCGGACTTGCACATGGCCGACTGGTCGGCGCGGCCACGACCGGAGAGGACGTGTGCGTCCGCAGGGTTGAGCAGGATCGGCTGCCAGGGGGTCGCGGCGCGGCGCTGGGCCTTCGTCAGCTGGCCGTACTCCTCGATGAAGGCCCGGGACTTCATGTGCGCGCGGGCGTCGTGCATGGCCGCCCGGCGTTCCCGGCGGTCCAGCTTGAGCCACGCCCGGGTGGTCGGGTCGACGGTGTCGGGCAAGTGCAGGTGGGCCATCAGATTCCCTCTTCCGGGTGGACCGGCATGTCGAGCCGCGGCAGAGCGAAGTAGCCGCGATCCGGGACGAGATAGCGGTCACCGACGAGCTCCCAGCAGGGGATCCCGCACAGGCGGGCCATGTCGCGCTCGAGGTTCGCCCCGGTCGAGCGACGCCAGCCGGGCAGGAAGACGACCGCGTCGCAGGTCCGCAGGGCCTTCAGGTCCCGCTGGAGCAGCTGGTTGACCGTGCGCGTGTCGAGGGCGTAGGAGCCGTCGTACCCGAACTCGCGCCGGTCGATATCGGCCGGGTTGATCGGAACGACCCCGAGGGCCCGCCGGAGGATCTGCTCGGCCCGGTCGAAGGCCGGGAAGTTGTGGTCCCGGTAGCCCCGCATGGGGCCGGCGACGTAGACCCGCCGGCCGGGCATGAGGGGCCTGGGGACCCGAACGGTGTCGGCGGCTAGGATCACAGGCCCACGCGGCTCCGCTCGACCAGGCGCTGGGTGCGCGCGTGGAAGGTCTTGGCTTCCGCGAGGGCGATCTCGGCGTCCCGGAGGTGCGCGATGGCCGCGGACCGCTGGCCTCGGGCGAACTCGAGGTCCCGGCTGGCGTTACGGCGGGAGGCGACGCCAACGATGGCGAGGAAGAGGCCAGAGAAGGCCCCGGTAAGGCCGATGATGACGGAAGAATCGAGCAGCACGACAGTCCTTTCGGGTGGTGGTCGGTGAGTGGCACGACCGTGACCACGAAGAGTACTACCTAGAGCCGCCTAAGGGAAACTACTGAGACAAGTTTCTATACCGAATGTGGAAACTGCAAAGGACTATTTCGCCCCAGAAGAACTTACCGTCCCAGGGACCGCCGCTGGTACCGCAGAAACGCAAGGGCCCGCCGGTCCTCTCGGATCGACGGGCCCCGCGGGCGCGGTTCAGTCGGATGGGTGGGCGCCTACTTGTACTTCCAGCGATACACGATGAACCCCGCTAGCCCAAGCGGGATCGACAGGCCCAGGGCGAGGCCGAGGAGGAACGGGATCACTTGGAGACCCTCCGGATCCACTCGGCCGCGTCCTGGTCGCTGACGTGCGAGTACCGCATGGTCGTCCGCACGGTCCGGTGGCCCAGGAGGCGGGCGACGACGGAGAGCGGGACGCCGGCGACGACGAGGCGGGTGGCGTAGGTGTGCCGCAGGGAGTGCGGGACGAGCTCTCGGTCGCCCGCGAGGCCCAGGGTCGCCTTCGCGGCCCGGAAGGCGTGGTCGAAGGCGGAGTGGGAGACCTTCTTGAACGGCCCGACGGGGAGTCGCGTTGCAATGTCGGGCCAGAATCGGCGGTCGCCTACCCAATGGACCGGCACGACCCGCGCGTCCCCGTTCTTCGAGTCCCTGACGGCGACCGACACGCCGTCCGGGATGACGTAGACGTCGGCCCAGGTCAGGGCCAGCGCCTCCCCGACCCGGAGCCCACTCGCCAGCAGGAACGTCGCCAGGGACCTGTAGGGCTCCGCAAGGGCCGCGAGGAGCCGCGGTTCCTCTTGGGGCGACAGGACCCGCCGGCGCCCCTTGGGCTCGCGGGCGTACAGGCCCGACGGGGGCGGGCAGTCCAGCAGGCCCCGGCGGTGGGCGCGGCGCCAGATGGTCAGGATGGCCGAGAGGGCTCTATTGCGGGTACTGCCAGCGACTTCCATCGAGTCCAGGTAGACGGCGAGGTTGGGCTCGCTGAACGTTAGTCCAATTCGGGCCCCTTCTCGGAGCGCCCGGTACTCGGTCCACAAGGCGAACTGCTTCACGGCCTCAGTGGACCTCCGTCCGTGCTTGGTCCCCTTCCACTCGGGCGGCGCGACGGCCAGTACGGCCTCGATGGTCGCGGAGGACTTCACTGAAGCAACTCCGCGCCCGGCGACTTGAGGTCCTTCAGGATCTCCGTGGCGATCCGCGCGGAGAGCGCCAGCACCTCGTCGCGCTTGGCGGCGTAGGCGGCGTCGGCGGCGTAGGCGGCGGCGTCGGCGACGTCGGCGGCGCGGGCGCCGGCGGCGGCGTAGGCGGCGCGGGCGGCGGCGTCGGCGGCGCGGGCGGCGCGGGCGGCGTAGGCGGCGCGGGCGGCGGCGTCGGCGGCGCGGGCGCCGCGGGCGGCGTAGGCGGCGCGGGCGGCGGCGTCGGCGGCGCGGGCGGCGCGGGCGGCGTCGGCGGCGTAGGTGGTGTAGGCGGGGTAGGCGGCGTAGGCGGCGTCGACGGCGTCGGCGGCGCGGGCGACGTAGGCGGCGTAGGCGGCGTCGGCGGCGGCGTCCTTGCCCTCCTCGAGCGTCTTCGCTCCAACACACGCGTCCACGATCTTCGCATCCAGCTTCGCCGCTCTCAGCGCGACCGGGAGCACCTCCTGGATCGTCCGAAGCGCCAATCGGCGGGAGAATTCACCGCCGTCGACGACGTCCTTCGAGCCGATCTGCGCGATGAGGAAGTCCCGCATCCCGCTTGCCCGCGTGGAGTCCGACGACCACGAGGAGTCGTTCAGCGTTCGACCGAACGAGGACACCGCCGGCGTGACGCACTCGTCGGGTCTGTCGGTGATGGGGATTCCGCAGACGGCGGCGACCGCCTGTTCTGCGCAGAAGGTGTCAGTTCCGTTCCCCACTCCGTGGCAGAGGCCGCGCTCGAGGATCCGTTTCAAGATGGTCAGGTCGTGGATGTGCTTCATGGTCCCCCCTGGGCTCGGTCGGGCCCGGCGGTCCTGCTGGGCCCGCCGTCGGCGTCGACACTACAGGACCATCATACCCCTGTGGTACCTGTGGGTCCAGTGGTACCTAAGGATCCTGAGGTTACTGTACAGGTAGGACTGGAGGGATAGTACTATCCTCCCAGTCCTATAGACTTGTAATGAATAAGTCTAGAAGTACTACTAGTACTACTAGTACTTCTAGTACTAGGGGGATAGGGGGTGTGGGGGGAAGGGGGTATACACCCCCCTAGTAGATTCAGGATGGCACGAACCTAGTCTGGTAGGGTTCCGTTAGGGTCCTTCTAGGGCAGGGATCGACGTCTCCGCGGTCCTCTTCCTCGGCCTTTCCCCTAGTTCTCGAGTACACTTCGGGCATGACCGTAGCCGATCTACTGGGTGTGGCCGTTGTCGTCGTCGTCTCCCTGGGGGCGCTCTTCTTCCTGGTCGTCCTGGGCCTGTCGGTCCTGTTGTCTACAGGTAAGGGCCCAGTAAGGCCGACGAGGAGGGGCCGATGATCCGCCGCCAGGTCTCCGTTCACGACGCCCGAGGGAACTGTGTCCACGTAGGGTCCGTCGTGGCCGGCTCTGACCAGGAGGGTCTCAAGATGGCCCTGAGGGACCAGGGTGTCGCGAAGGCCCTACAGGGACCTGTGGGTCTGCCGGGACCCGTTAGTACCACGAGTGCCTGTAAGGGCCAGTGGTACCGAGTGAGGGTCGGTGGGGCGATGGCCTCTGTCGAGCCTGGTGACCTTGAGCGGGTCAGTGGGTCGATCGGCGTCGACCAAGACGGGGCTGCTGAAGAGGCCCGGGCGGTCGAGGAGGGTCGACGGGTGCGGAGGGAGACCGAGGAGGCCCTGAAGGGGTTCCTGGGGGACAAGGTGAAGGCGCGGCGGGCCGAGAAGGCGGCCGAGGGCGACCTGAAGGCCAAGGGGACCGGCTATCCCCTGTTGGACCAGCAGGGCCCGCGGGCGCCGTGGGACCTGAAGGACCCGCTGGACCCGTCGAGCCCGCTGGACCCGTCGAGCCCGTTGGACCTGTCGAGCCCGTTGGACCCGCGGGGGTCGATGGGCCCGTCGACGGCCACCGAGGCCTGCGTACTGTGCCTGCGCCCATACGCCAGCCACCGGATCCTGGGGTTGCCCGTGTGCGCGTCGTGCTCGCCGGACCCGGGGTGTTGGCATCGGGTCAAAGATCTCCTGGACCGGGCTCAGCGGATGAACTTCTCGGGCATCAGGCGGCCCTCATCGACGGCCCGCGGGACTTGGCCTTGAGCCGGCGGCGGGCGGCGCGGTTCAGGGGGCGGGCATGAGCGTCGCGGACTACAACCGGTACACGGGCGGGCGGGGTCAGGCGGTCAAGGGGGTGCGGCGGGTCACAGGTGGGCCGTCGATCCAGGCGGGGCACGTGATGCACTGTGGGCGCCGCCAATCCGATCGGGACCCGACGCGGCGCGGGTACACGCTGGTCCTGCGGGGCAGTTGCTCCTGCGGGCGGGAGGCGTACGCCCGGTCGTTCGTGGAGGACGGACGCGTGAATGACAAGGCCTTCATGGACTTTGCCTGGAATGAGCTCGAGCGGATGGTCCGGGCGCAGGGCGACAAGGAGGCCTGTCCGGCGCGGTCGGGGTCGACCCCGTAGGAGGCCGCTAGGCTGCCTAGGATGCGCCAGGATCGACGATCGCGGCGTCCGAGGGGTGTCGCCCCTTCCCAGCCGTCGATCGCGCCTAGCGCGTCTGGATTGTAAAGACGCCCGGCCCGGGCTGGGCGAAACCACTAGGGCTTGTGGATTCGGTGGGCCCGGTTGCAACGGCACCACTAGGGGTAGTGTGTGCAGAAACCATAGGCCGCGGACGGCCTTCCGGGCGCCATCTTGGCAGACGACCGGCCGGCGTCGCCGTAACCCGTTGCGTTAGGCCGACTTACGACAGTGGACCCCCAGCAGAAGAAGCCGGACCCCGCCGGCCCGGACACCCCCGGACAGCCCTGGAACCCACTGGACGGCTCAGGAGAGGGCCGTCGGGGCCAGTCGCGGACGGGAACGGACAGGCGGGGCCCGACTTCAGGGCGCTATCTTGGCAGCCGTCTGGGCCACCCGTTGAGCCGTTGATCCGGCCGGTATATGGGGCAGGCGGGCCATGGAAGCCTCGAGGTCGCCCTCTGTAGCGTGGGTGTAAACCTGGGCGGTCATGGCGACCGTGGCGTGCCCCAGGATGCGCCGGGCGTGGTCCAGGGGCACCCCCGCCCGGGCCATCCGGGTAGCGGCCGTGTGCCGGAGGGCATGCACGTCCACCGTCCGGCCTGCCGGGTCCTTCCAGGGGATGCCGGCGTCCTTCAGGAGGCGGTGGAGCTCCCGGTTGACGCGGCGGGCCGTCAGGAGGCCGCCCCGGTTGGCGCGGAATACGGCCCCGTCGTCGGGGCGCAGCCCGTGGAGGCCGAACAGGGCCCGGTGTAAGGCGGATGTTAGAGGCACCGACCTGGACCGGCCGGTCTTCGTGGCCGTGTCGGGGAGGCGCAGATAGCCCCGCTCGAGGTCGACGTCAGCCCAGGTCAGGCGGGCGAGCTCCCCCCGGCGGGCGCCCGTCTCGAGGAGAGCGAGCCACAGGGGCGCCTGTGGGACGCCCTTGCGGGCCTTGTCGAGCCTGTGGGCGGCGTCGAGGAGGGCCGCACACTCAGCCTCGGCCAGCGGGCGGCGACGGCGGCGGCGCGTCCTGGCGGTCAGTGGGAGGGCCTGGAAGCCAGCGAGCGGGTCCCGCGGGAGGCGCCCAGCCCGGACGGCCCAACGGAGGAGCGCGCGGAGGGCCAGCAGGTCGTGGTTGGCGGTCCTGTGGGAGGCCCCGTTCTGCACCCGTCGATGGAGGTAAGCCCGGCAGGCATCGGGACTTACATCGCCCGACCGCTCTAGCCCAAGCGCGGCGACGACGTCCCGGAGACGCTGGCGGACTCCAGCCTGATACGCGGGGCGCGCTCGGTCCCGGAGGTCGGCCAGGTACTCGGCGACCAGCGGGCCCATCGGGGCGTCAGCGTCCTCCTGGTGCAGGCCGGCGATGCGCAGGTCGCGCTCCCGGATGATAGCCGCGAGGGCCCGCTCGGCCACTCGGCGGTCGGAGGACAGTAGGCGCCGGTGCCGGTTCCCGTCGGCGTCGCGCCAGTCGGCCACGTACCCAGCCGGCGAGGCCTTCAGCGATCCACGGCCGAGAGCGCGCCCGCGCATCAGGCGCGAATCTGCCTCGGCGGGTCCAGCCCGTCAAGCCCGGATCCGGGAATTCTCCGAGGGCCTGCCCGATGGGCTTGGGACTCGAGCCAGCGGGAAACTGCGTCCTCCCGCCAGCGCAGGGCCCCGCCCAGGCGCATCGGAGGCGGGAAGGAGCCCAGGGATACCCAGCGCCGGATAGTGCGCCCGGAGACGTCTAGGGAGGCGCAGAGCTCGCGCAGGGAGATGAGCGCGGGGAGCATGGCCCTCCGGATCGGAGTAGGCTGGCGGGAAGCTTGAGGGGAAATGAGAGGGCCCGGCGCTCCCTCCCAGGACAGCCGGGCCCATGGTTCCCGCGTGGCGCAGCAGTTCAGAGGTCCCCGCGTGCGACGCGCCGAAGGTAGTGTACTGCGCCGAGGAGGTCCTGGACGGGACGGAGGATGAGCGCGGAAGCGAGGATGGAAAGGGAGAGGATCATGCCGGAGTAGGTCATGACAGCACCTCCAGGACCGTCAGCCCGACCGCGAGGAGAGCGGTGGACAGGGCGGAATAGACGATAGCATCTATGGCGATGACGATGATTGTGCGGTAGCGGGTCATTAGGCATCCTCCGACGGATACATACAGCCCAGGTAGGTCAGCTGGTTTTCCTCGGAATTCCAGGCAATTTCGACCGTGTCGGAACCGTCCTCGATTGAGGCATAGAAGTCCGTGATGTTTGAGAAGTCTCCCGCGTGGGTGGACAGCCAGGCCTCGACGCTCTCGCGCGTGATCTTTCCATCATCGTCTCGCGCGTTCTCTACGTCATAGTGCGATAGCTCCATGTCCATCGCGCACGGGACCATCGGCATCCATGCGGTCCCCAAGATCATCACAACCGACTTCCTTACCGTGTACTTCACTTGATCCCCCATCCGTTGGCGTGCAAGATTACCGAGATGTGCGCGAGGACCATCCCCGCGACCGTTGCGACCGTCAGACCCGCCGCGAGCCATGCCACTGTGCGACGTTCCATGGTGACCACTCCTGTGACCCTCACTTGACGACGACCAGCCGAAGCCGATTCGCGTCCACCCACTTCTCGATGGTCCCGTGCGCCACGTCCTGAGCGACGAGAGCGCGCGTGATCCCATAGGACTGCTTGCCGTTCCGCAGAGTGACGAGGGCTTCGAAGCCGTCGTTGCACTTGAGGAGGGCCGGCTGTCCGATGTTCGCGAAGATGTCTTTCAGTTCCATTGTGGCCCCTTTTCGTTGTGGTCCCTGTTCGGGCTCGTGGAGCCGGACAAGTATAGGAACCGAACGACGCGCGTCCAGGGAATTCTCGGATTGTCCTGACCTGACCACGGGACCATGATGATGGTGGTACGGAAAAGGCGCAAACCTGCCGGCCACCCTGCCATAATGACAGGGACTGCGCCTGGTCCCACCTCGCGGACCCCCATGGCCCCTATGATGGTACTCCGCGCGGGATGGTCTATCCCTCGCGAGAGGCCCTGGCGGCCCCGAGAAGGCCGATTATGGTCATGGGACGGGCGGAATCGCGGTCGGGTGGGGTGGTCGGAGGGCCCTCGAGCGCCGTTGGGGCCACGGGGGGAGCAGCGCGGCGCCACCCTCGCGTATACCCGCTGACATTTTTCATTTCAAACTCGGTCCGCGTACTCGTGAGAGCGCCGGATCCGGTGGCGGTCCTGCTCGATGACGCCGACGGCGATGTTACACCTCGTGCATAACAAGGCGCGGACATGTCCGTCTCCGTGATCGTGGTCAATGACCTCAGGGTCGTTGTCACAGAGGGCACAGGCCCCGCCTTGTTGCGCCAACATCCACGCGAATCCCTCGGGAGTGAGGCCGTACTTCCGGCGACGGCGCCGTTCTTCCTGCCGCCGCCGGTTTTCGGCCTTCGAATACCACTCCCGCGCGGCCTTGCGGGCCGCTTCGGGAGTTCGCATGGATCGACTATCCCAGCGCGTCGAAGTCCACGCCGTCGCCCGGCAGGACGTCTTGGTTCGCGCTCTCCGCGTCGATCATCGCCCTCTTGGCGGCGACGATCCTCTCGGCTTCCTTGATAAGGTCCCGCTGGGCGGGCTTCTTGATGGAGACCGTGTGCGTCTTCCCGAGTCCCGGGACCATCGGCACGTTCGCGGCCTCCCCCTTGGCGCGCTGGCGCTGGAGGACGAGGCGATTGTAGTCGTGCGGCTCGTACACCTTGCACGACGGGGCGACCGTTTCCCCGTTCGCCAGCCGGTGCGCGGCCGGATCGGAGTAGGTCTTGAAGGGGACGGCGTCCCCTGCGGGCTTCTGGTTCTTCTCGGGCATCTTGGGCCTCCTTGGGCTCTACTTGCCCCTGTGGCCCTTCATGGCCTCGCCATGCCTACGGCCCGCGGCGCGCTTCACGGAGTACGCGATGGCGACGGCCTGCTTCTGGGGCTTGCCGGCGGCCATCTCGGCCTTGACGTTGGAGCGGAACGCGGCCCGGCTGGTCGACTTCTTCAGGGGCATCTGGTCATTCCTGGTCGGTCTCGGGTAGGTTGGCGAGGAGCCCGAGACCGGTGGGGTCTTCCTCGTCGTCGTCGTAGTCGTCCTCGTCCGGCCAGCCGAAGTCCACTCGCCCCAGCGGTCGCACCTGGTCCTCCTGGGGGCAGGAGGCCCGGTGGAGACGCTGGTCGGAGTGGGTGGGTCGGGGCTAGCCCGTGATCTGCCGGACGGTCTGGATACCGAACCCGGTCGTGTCCTCGGCCGCGTGCGCGGCCACAGACCCGAACGTGACCCCGCCCGTCCCGGAGAACGTGGGGGCGCTCGTGATGTCGCTGGCGCTCGTCGCCTGGACCTGGGCACCCGAGTTGGTCGCCGTGAGCTCCGGGAACGCGTCGATCGCCGCCGCGAGCCCGACCGCCACGAGGGTCGGCGTGTCGAGGCTGACGACGGTGTACTGGGCGCCCGCCACGGACGTAGCGGTACCCGCGCCCGAGTTGGAGAGCGTCGGCGTCTCGTCCGAGCCGTCGAGGACGACCATCTTCAGGGTCGCGCTCGAGCGGGACATGCTGATCTCGTGCGGCCACGCGGCCGCGACGAGGTTCTTGACGGCCAGCGCGACCGCGGCCGCGTCGTCACCGCCCTGGACCGTGTAGCTGACCGAGCGGCCCTTGTGGGTGAACGTCCAGATGGTCGCCGCGGCACCCGCCGCCGTGACCACGAACGTACGGGCACCCTGCATCAGGCAGGTCGCCACGTCGGCCGCGGACCCGGCCGCTGTGCAGGTGGCATCCCACCGGTGATGGACGACCGCTGCGGCGGCGACGGAGGGGTAACGGCGGGACTGACTCTTGTATGTCATGATTCTTCCTGGGCTTCTTGGGCCCGGCGTGCTCCGGCCGTCGCCGGTCTAGGGGTGCTGTCCCGGCTCGTCAGCCGGGATTGGGGAGGGTTGCGCCTGGATGGGGACCGCCCGACTGTCGGGCAGGTCCGCGTTGTACACGACGGCCACGAAGGCCCTGCTGAGCTCGATGCCCCACTGGGGCCCGTGCTGCTGGACGGCGTCCTGGGGCTCGTCCCAGCTGAGCGTGTGCGCCCACTCGTGCTCGATCACGGCCAGGACCATCTCCCCATGGAGGTCCGTGCTCATGTGAATCAACCAGCCGGCGCCGCAGCGTTCCGTGTACGCCCACACGGCCCCACCGGCCGCCTCGGCCAGTTCCTCCGGCGAGCCCCACACGACCCCGACGGGCCCGTTGGGCTGAACGTGCCTGTGCAGGCGCCCGAGGGCGAAGTCGAGGTACAGTGCGTCCGTCGAGCTCGGCCGGTCCTGCCGGGCCTGCGGGGCCCAGTTGGTCCCGTTGGGCGCCACGAGGTCCATCGCGGGCCTGCCGCACCCGATGAGCCCCCCGAGCACCAGCGCGACCCCAAGGGCCACGCGGCTGTAAGTCACGACGGCCCAGGCGGTTACGTTGCTCATGACTTCCGCACCCTCGGGGCGCCCGGGTGCTGCCACGCCCGCGTCTCCTTCTTCCTGGGGATGTGCTTGGGCTCCGGCGGGACCACGAGCGGGTTCGTGCTCACGACGACCCCGCTGGCCCGCTCGTCCGGCGGGGGCGGCAGGTCCCTCGCGGGCCCGGGTCGCCCGATGGGCCTGTTGTTCAGCGGACGGCCGAGGAGGGCCCGGTAGGCGTTGGCAAGTCGGCGGAACAGTAGACGCATCGGTCGAGGTCCTCTCAAGGTGATGGTCCCTGTCAGGACCGTTGTGGATATTGGGCGCCACGGTCCCCCGTTGGGGCTATTCGGCTTGCAGCGGTTTATCCTGCCCGGGACCACTGCCCGCCCGGGGTTAGGTAACGCCCAATGCGATCGAACCCGGTCAGTACCCGAGTTCGTAGATGATGCACACGCCAGCCGCGCCGCCCCCGCCTGCCTTGGCAGTGGTCCCGAGGCAGAGGCCACCACCACCACCACCGCCGTAGTTCGTGGCCGTGGCGCCGATGCCCTCCGCGACCGGAGCGCGCCCCGCACCGCCGAACAGGGGCGGACTGCCGCCCGTGCCGCCGCAACCAGTCGAGGCGCTCGTGGTGAATCCGGGCGACCCGGGGTTACCAGCCGTGTTCACGTCCCCGCCGGTCGCCGCCGTCGCCCCCGCGCCGCCGATGATCCCTTGAGGGCTGGCGCTCGAGGTCATGCCCTGACCGCCACCCCCACCGGGGACCGAGAGGAAGCTCGTCCCGAAGGTGCTCGTGGCGCCCGCGGTGCCGTTGTTCGCCCCGGCAATCGCGCCGCTTCCGCCAGCCTTGATGTCGTAGGCGTAGCTCGCGGCGGGGCTGGCGATGAAGGCCCGGCAGTAGGCGCCCGAACCCCCGCCGGATCCCGCCGCCGACTGCCCGGTCGTCTTGGCCGCGCCGCCCCCTCCGCCGCCGGCGCCGACGATCTCCACCAGAAGGGCCGTGACGCCCGAGGGGACCGAGTATGTGCCCGAGGCCGCCGACAGGACCGTGACCCCCTTTAGCTTCAGGGGCGAGTCCCAGGACGGATTAGCGCCCGATCCGCCGGTCTTCAGGAACTGCCCGGCCGTGCCGGCGCCCAGCCGCGCCCACGTCGAGGCCCCGCGGTAGAGGATGTCCCCCTGCGCCGCCGACCCGATGAAGTCAAGGACCTCCGAGAGTGTGCACTCCTCGGGGTCACCTGAGCTCGCCGACTTGCGGCCGATGATCCGGGACGTCGCGGAGACGTCCTGCATCTTCGCGTACGTGACCTTGTTGACGTCGATCGTGGGGTTCGGGTAGGTCCCCGTGAGGTCACCGCCAGCGGAGCCCGTCGGCGCCCTCGAGTCCGACAGTCTCGAGTCGTTCCCGGCGCACGCCTGGGCACCACCGGTCCCGAGGGTCCGCAGGGAGCCCGTCGAGGCCCCGGCGTCCACGGCCATAGGGTCGGAGCCGCCCGGCTCGTGCGTCGTGTGGTGGCCGGCGGGAACGACCCCGGTGATGAGCGTACTCGAGAGCGCGGTCACGCGCCCCTTCGCGTCGATCGTGACCGTCGGCGTGTGCGTCGCGTCCCCGATGGGCCCGGTGGCCCCGGGGCCGGCGGCGGCCAGGGTCGGGTTCGGGTAGGTACCGGTAAGGTCCCCGCCCGCGGACCCGCTCGGGGCCCGGCTGTTCGTGTTCCTGGCGTCGGCGTCCGTGACGTACTTGTTGCCCGACCCGGGCGTGCCGCTCGTGCCGGCCAGGGCGGCCTTCTCGCCGCTCGAGGGGTCGTTCGCGTTCGAGTGCGTCGCGAAGTTCAGGGCCAGCTTGGACTCGACGATCCCGGCGGACGCGTTGACGTCCGCGTTGACGATCACCCCGGCGGCGATGTCGGGGTTCGGGTAGGTGCCGGTGAGGTCCCCGCCGGCTGCTCCCGTGGGCGCCCGCGAGTCCGTCAGCCGGGGGTCCGTCAGCTGGACGTACCGGGCATCGGCTTCGGCCTGGGTCTCGTACTGGGGGTGCGGGTCGCTCGCGGCCTCGTGGGCGGCGACGGCGGCGTCGGCGTAGTCCTCGGCGTCCGCGACCCCCGCGTCCGTGTAGGCCTCCGCGGCCGCCTGGGCGGCTGCTGCGGCCCCGAGGGCGTCGTAGAGGGCGTCGGCTTCGGCCTGGACGAGGTACTGCGGGTGCGGATCCGGGGCGGCCTCGTGGGCGGCGACGGCGCTGTCCGCGGATCCCACCGGGTCGAAGTCGGACGGCTTGTACCCGGAGTCCTTGATGAGCTTCCCGGTGGCCCCATCGAAGGCGACCAGGTCGTTCGGGGTGGCCCCCGCGGGCCCGGTGACGTCGCCGTCCCCGCCGATGCCACAGTTCGGGTCGTCCCCCGCCCAGTCGACCGGGAACTCGCCCTGGTCGTTCCGGATGACCCCGTCACCGCCCGACGGACAGCCGTGCGGGTAGTCGACGGGGTACGTCACCTAGTCCGTCGGTCCGCCCGGGACCGCCTCCGGAGCGAGCCAGTCGACGAGGACGCCGTTGGCGTACGTCTGGAGCGGCTTGGGCGGCGCGGCCCCCGAGCTCCCGTCGGACGGGAAGGACTCGAGGCGGCCCACTTGGGCCCGCGGGGCCGGCGCGACCCAGGTGACCGGGGAGCCGTTGACGTCCGGGAGGGACGTGCTGGGCTCGTCGGCAGGCGTGGACAGGGTGGACGCGCCGCCGTTGACCGTGCAGTCTGGCCCCGTCGGGGTGGCGTACGGGGGGTCGGTCTCGGCGGCCATGGGGGCGGGCTCCTAGGGGTATCGGATTCAGGATGGCACGAACTTCGCGGCCTCCGCAAGTACTTGGAAGTCAACGAGTTACCGAGACGCCGGCCTCCCAGAGGCCCTCGGAAGGACCCACCCGGGCCGAGATTTTGGCTTGCCCGTCGCGCGCTCCAGGAAGCCCTCGATGGCCTCGTCGAACGCGCGGTCCCGGGCGGCCTTGGCGTTCTTCTCGACGTCCTTGCCCATCGAGTCCGTGAAGAGGCCCACGAGGCCCGCCAGGGCGTCCACGCGGTCGTCATGGTGCAGGGACCCGCGCTCCCGGGTCAGCCGGGTGATCTGGTGGGCCAGCAGGTACTGGTAGGCCGTCTCGAGGTCCAGAGAGGGCGTCCGGTGCCCGTCGCGCAGGAAGACCTCCGGGGCGAACACGAGCCGGTGCTGGGCGAAGGCCGGCTCGAGGACGTCCAGGATCCGGAGCTCCTTCTGCTTCGTGACCTTGACCGACTCGATCCCGACCGCGTAGCCGAGCTTCTGGATGTGTGGTAGGAGGAGGCGCTCGAACATGCCGTCCCCGAAGTTGGCCTCGACGACGATCCGGTTGACGTGGTGCCGCCCGGCCGCGCCGGCGAGCAGGGAGAGCGCCGCGTCGGAGTACCCGCCGGCGATCCCGGTGGCCTCCGGGATGAAGACCAGGCCGTTCATCTGCTTCCCGATCGCGTACGCCGTCTCGTCGCTGCCGCCGCCGGCCGGGTCGATGTACATGGCCGTCCCCTGCCAGGGGGACCAGAGGGTCTTCTCGGGCAGGACGCCCCGGTAGAAGCGGTCGCCGTTCATGCCCACACACGGGACCTCGTTCGCGCGCTGCTCGAGCGACCGCGAGTAGATGACCCGATCGGGGCCCACGTCGTCGGGGAACTCGAGCAGGATCAGGTCGGACAGCCGGAGCGGGTACCGGCCGACGTCCGCGAGGGACGTGTCTAGCATGTACTGGAGCGCGAATCCGGACGGGCCGTACTTGGCGCGCTTCTCCTCGATCACGAGGGCGCTGAACCGGTCCGGGTCTGTCGGGTCCCCCGGCTGGGCCTTGCCCTCGTCGAGGGCCCGCGCGAGCCCGGGGGCCAGCTGGCCGCCCATGGCCTCCCGCTGGGCGGGGGTGGGATACATGACCGGGAACTTGACCGTCTCGTACTTGCGCTCGGCCAGGTCGTTGTAGACGGACTGCTCGGTCTGGGGGGTCCCGAGGAAGACCACCCGCGCGCCCGGCTTCGTGATCGCGCCGAACTCGCGGCACTGGAGGGCAATCAGTTCACGCCCGCCCTGGGTCAGGGAGTTGTTCGACGTCTCTACGTCGTCGACCAGGATCAGGTTGGCCCGGTACCCGTTCAGCTGGGACGTGATCCCGACCGACGTCACCGACGCGTCCTTGCTGGCCGGCGCGTCCCGCGTGTCGAACAGGGTCTTCGAGTGCCGCGCGCGCCCCTTGCTCGAGAGGGCCTGCATCCCCGGCACGGCCGTCTCGATCTGCTGCTGGATGAAGGTCGAGACGTTGTCCGCGAAGCCCTTGGACGCCGAGACGATCAGGATGTTCCAGGCCTGGTCCCAGCCGAGGCACCAGCCGATGTAGGTGGCGGTGATCCACGTCTTGGCGACCCCCCGGAACCCCTGGATGACGAGGTCCTGCGGGCCGTGCTGGAGCGTCCAGGCCATCTCGAACTGGATGGGCGTCGGGGAGGGGTAGCCGAGCGCCTTCCAGACGTACGCCAGGAAGTTCCGGAAGTCCCGGAAGGACGGGTTGTCCCGGAAGAGGGGGATCGTCGTCGCGGTGACTGCGGGCCAGCGGAGGGTCTGCGAGACCACTACGCGGTCTTCCTACTGGCCGGTCGGTCGATGCGGTCCTCGGGGTCCTTGACCTCGAAGGGCATGTCGTCCGTCAGGGACCGGATGGGCGCGAGGGAATTCATGCCCCCGACGATCCCGTTGTCGGCGAGGAACTTGCGCATGGCCTCGAGCTCCTGGGCCGTCGCCGGGGTGCGGCCGCAGTTGGTGCACTTGCCCGCCTGGAGCCGGTCGACGAACTCCTGGGCGAGCAGTTCGTGGAGGCGCGAGAAGACGTTGTCTGCCATGGTTACTCCGTGACGACCGGGAGGATGCTCGGCTGGAGTCCGTGCCGGAGCGCCTGCCGGTTCTGGGTGAACGTGCGGGTGAACGCCTGGAGCTTCGGGTTCTCCTTGAGGACTTGCTCGAAGGCCTGCGCTCGGTAGTCGTGGACGGTCCGGTTGATGAGCTCCGCGCGCGGGGACAGGGTCTTGTCGACGATGTCCGGCTCGAGGCGCTGGTACTCCTTGGACATGATGAGCTTGCGGAGCGAGTCGCGGATCGTGAGCCCGCGGATGCGCGTGGTCCCGACGAGCTCGCCCCACCGGTCGAAGGCGTTCGTCTGCCCGTGCGGGACCTGGGTCAGGTCCTGCCCGTTGACGGTCTTCGAGAGCGGCGAGAAGGGGTACGCCAACCGCGCGAGCTCCCCGGTGACCACGTCGTCCGAGGTCGCCTTGAAGGCCACCGGCAGGATGAAGTCCGCCCACCGGGTCAGGCCCGAGCCGGCCGCGGTCGTGCGCTCGATCGGCTCACCGAGGATGTTCCGCTGGGGCGGCAGGGACTGCGAGAGGCCCGGCAGTCGCGCCTGGACGGCGTCGACCATCCCGCCGATCTCGCGGGTGTAGTCGTCCCCCACAGGCCCGACGGCCGCGTTCAGGGTGTTCGGCACGAACGACCCGGCGGCCGACTGGAGGTACTTCGCCATGTTCTTGTCCGGATCCGTGAGCACCTCGGTGATCTTCTGGATGCCGGTCAGGTAGGACTTCTGGGTGATGTTGTTCGCGAAGGCGATCCCGAGGGCGTGCACGAGGCTCGTCACGGCCGGCTGGTCCTCCTGCTGCCCGTGTCGGATCGTGTCCATGATGTCCGCGGCCGTCGAGAACATCGTCGCGACCGGGTCGAGCCGGGAGAACTGGACGTGCCCGGCGGACGTCTTGACGGCGTACGGGAGGTTCCCCGCCGCGAGCCATGCCTGGCGCTCCTTGGGGTCCTGGGGCCCGCGGCCGGTGATGATCCCGTTGTACGCGGCGGTCATCGCGAGGGTCGCGAGGCCCGCGCCGGTCGCGAGGCGGCCGACGGCGTTCGCCTTCTGCTCGGGGTCCCCCGAGAGCATCTCCTTGAGGAACCGGTTCTTGGTGGCCTCGACGAGCTCGCCCTTGACGAGCTCCGGACTCTCGAAGAACGTCTGCTTCCGGCCGACCATGTAACTCGCCAGGCCGTACGCGTCCAGGCGCTGGCCGGTCCACTTCAGGAGGTTGATCGGCGTATTGATGAAGGGCATGATCGCCGACAGGTACGGGTGCTGGGCTACCATCCGCTGGAGGGACCACGAGAGCGTCCCGGGCTCAGCGGGGGTCGTGAAGTTCCGGTCCCGGGCGTACGCGATCGACCGCTCGACGAGGTCCTGCCGGTCCTCGGGGAAGACCTCCGCGATCCGCTTGGCCGCGTAGTCGTCGATGGCCTGCGGGTTCGTCAGGCCGCTCGCCTTGGCCTCCGAGTACATCTGCTCGGTCACGCCGGCGAGGGTCTTGAACTGGTTCCCGTCGACGATGCGGGACATCTCCGAGGCGATGTACTCGGACTGGGCGGCCGGCTCGGTGATGCCCTTCGAGAGGGCCTCCTCGCGGAGCCAGGACTTGGCGTACGTCCGGGCGTTGACCTGCGAGATGACCTTGTCCGACTCGCCCAGGATCTTGACGGGCATCCGGACCAGGTTCGCCATGAAGTCGACGATCTTCCCGCCGACGCTGTTCGGGTCCATCCCGAGGTTCTGGGAGGACAGGGCGGGCGCCCGGAGGTGCGGGTCGAGGACGGCGTTCGCGTCCCCTCGGAGGGCGATGTTCTCGCCCGAGGCGGACGCCTTGCCCAGCTGGAGCATGTCCGGCAGGGCGTGCATCAGCTGGCCGGCCTGGTCCTGCGCGGCCCGGATGACCGGGTCCTGCGCGGCCGCCTCGATGGCCCGCCCTCGGATGCCGTTGTACCCCTTGACGAGTTGGGCGCCGAGCATTTTCTCGTACGGCCCATACACGCTGTTCCCGGTCTGCGAGAGGACGTTCACGAGGAGCGTCTTCGGGGACCCGAGCAGGGCCGACAACCAGAACTCCCTGGTCATCGCCGCGATCCGCGCGCCGGTCGACATGCGGGCCATCTTCGCCAGGGCGGCCGTGTTCCCTTCCCCGTAGGCGGCCCTCATCTTGCCCAGCTGGTCCATCAGGAACTCGCGGCCGCCCAGGGCGTTCACTTGGGCCGCGAGGGCCTTCGGCTGGGACGCCAGGGCCGCGTCGAACTCGGGGAGCTTGTTGACCATCCCGCCCTCGCCGGCCGCCCGGGCGAGGAAGTCGCCCATCGAGAGGCCCTCGGTCAGGTCCTGCGCGCCGCGGAGGGCGCGGCCGATCATCGAGTACATCCCCTGGACGCCCAGCTGGAGCGCCGAGAAGTACCGCATGTTGTAGTCGGCCTTGACGAGCTCGAGGTCCAGGTTCCCCTTGACCCCGTCCGCGCCGTCGAACAGCTTCTGGACGAAGTCGAGATGCTGGACGTTCTCCCGGCCCGTGACATCCAGGAGGGTCCGGTAGGCTCGCGCGCGGGCGAGGGGCTTCGCGAGCGCCTCTAGGTCCCCCTGTTGCCCGTCGCCCCCGAAGAGACCGCGGGTGATCTGGTCCTTCAGGCGGGCCGGGTCGGAGCCGGTGATGTCCGCCAGGGCCGACAGGGACTCCTTCTGGATCTCGGCGATGGTCCGGGGCTGGAGGCCCTCGAGGTCCTTCATTACCGCCGGGAGGATGGCCTCGCTCGTGGCGGACATCAGGGCCGGGACGCCGGTCGCGTTCCGGAAGGACGTCATGGGCGTGTCGCCCGAGAAGATGCCCGCCAGGGCCTGGTCGGTCCGGGAGAGCGCCCGGGGGTTGGGACCGAACTCGGCCCCCTCCGGGTTGAACAGGTGCGGGGCGAGCTCCTCCTTGCGGCCCATCGTGTCCAGGAGCTCCCCGATCTGGACGGGGGTCTTACCGAGCTTCTCGAGGGCCCGGGCGGCCTTGGCCTTGGGGGTCACCGGGGTGGCGTTCGCGTCCGGCTCGGCGATGGGGGGCGGCTGATTGGAGGCCTCCTGGGCCGCCTGGGATGCGCTAGGTTCGACGTTCGCCGCCGGGGAGGCCTGGGACCCCTCGGTCAATAGGGCGGGTTCCTTGACGGCGCCCGCGGCCGCGGCGTCCGGGGACCCCTCGGATCCCGAGAGGAAGCCCTTGAACATGAACACGGCGTCCTCGGGGTCGCGGAACTGGGTTACCGCGTTCTTCAGACCGGCGGACAGGATCTCCTTCGGGTCCCAGCCGTTCTCCTTGGCGACCCCCAGAGCGTACCGGACGGCCGCGTAGCTGACCTGCTGCTGCCGGGTCATCTTGCTCGGATCCGGGTCTGTCAGTTGCCCGACCTCGGTGAGCGGCTTTCGGAGCGACTTCGCCATCGCCTCGGGGCTGTCGGTGTCCACGTTCCCGAGCGCCGTCTGGTATTCGTTCCAGTCCTCCGGAGACAGCTTCGACTCACCCCGGCCGAACAGGCGGTCCTGCTGCGCCTGGGAGAGCGCATCCTCCATGTCGCTCTTAGCAGCGGAGGCGGCGCGGGCCTTATCAGCGTTCGAGGAATTCTCCGCTCGCGAGAGTTGCTGGTACTTCTTCGCCCCGTCTTCCCCGAACAGGTCCTTCAGGAGCGCCGCGTCGTCCCCTTCGGCGGCCGACCGCATGGCCCGGAGTTGCTCGGGACTCATCTCCCACGGTTTCGTAGCTTCAGGTGACGTCGAGGGCTCTGCGGGCGCCAGGGGGTCCACGCCGGGCGGCTGGGCCGCGTCGGGCTTGGGGAGGTCCGCGATGGCCGTCCCGTTCTGGGCGGACGGGGTGACCCCGTCGGGCGAGGTGGGCCCCTGGGCGGCCGGGTCCTTCGGGGGCCGGCCGGCGTCCATGTTGTCCAGGCCCTGCCGGATCCCCTGGACGTGCTCGTTCCCGGCGGCCTCGACGGCCTCGGGGGTGGCGTCCGTGGCGCCGGCGGCGGCCCGCTTGGCCTTGAAGGCCTTCAGGGCGTAGAAGAGGGGCTCGATGGCCGCGGCCAGGCCGGCCTGCTCGAGGCCGTTCTTGAGGCGCCCCCAGAGCTCGGGGTCGTTCTCGTCCGACTTCAGGAAGGCCGTGACCGGGTTCCGGAGGGCCGGCACCGACTCGACCAGGTCCGACAGGCGCTTGTCGTGCCCGCCGAAGGCCGTGAAGGCCGTTAGGCCCGCCCCGGCCGCCGCGCGCCCGACGGTGGCCGCGAGGCCGGCGCCCTCGGCGAGCTCCGGTAGGAGGCCGGCGAACCCGCCGATCCCGCCGAAGGGGATGAACCCGGCCGAGAACTGGGCGATCCCCTCGAGCGAGGAGCCGATGAACGTGTGCGAGTGACCGAGCGGGTTCTCCCAGTCCGGGAGGGCGTCGCCGGTCAGCGTGTTCGCCAGGCCGTAGACCCCGTGCGCGGCGTCGACCACGCCCCGGAAGGGGGCCGCGGCGATGTCCCCGAGGTCGAACCAGGACCCCGTGTCGGCCGCGTCCGCCGCGGACCCGATGGCCCCGCGGTACTTCTGGGTCCGCTGGTGGAACCCGGCGTCCGAGTAGTCGATGTCATCGTTATCGGCCAAGGGTGTTCCCCTTCATGATGAGGTCCTTCTGGGCGTCGTACAGGCGCTGGAGTCCCTCCTGGGACGGCGCGACCTTGAGGTTCGTGGCGATCTTCATGACGTCCTCCCGGCGGTTCTTGAACCAGCTGTTGAGCTCGGCGACGTCCTTGAACATCCGCGTCGAGTAGGGGTTGATCGCGCCCGACTGGAGGGGCGACTCGGCCGGCGGTTCGGAGAGGTACTTCTGGAGCAGGACCCGCTTCTGGCGGATGCTCGCCCGGAACCGCTCGTCGATGCTCCCGCCGCCGTCCGCGGTCGCCTGCCGCTCCCAGGCGGTCGGCTCGGTCGGGATCTTCTTGTTATCGTCCAGGAGCTTCTGGAGGCTCGCGATGGTCGCCGGCGGGGGCGTGAGGGTGATCGAGCCCTTGAGCATGTCCTCGGCCGGTATCCCGGTCGCGGCGTACATCTGGGTGACCGCGGTCTGCTTGGCCTCGTCCGTGAGGTCCGTCCGGGCGAGCATCTTGTTCGACTCGTCCCACACGCGCACCTGGGCGTCGTCGGTGGTGTGCGGGGAGAAGAGTCCCCACAGGCCCGTGCGGGCGCCCGCGTGCACGGACTGGAGCAGGGACCCGACGTCCTTGGGGATGTTCGGGTTGTTCCGGACGGCCAGGGTCAGGGTGGCCGCGTAGTCCTTCCGGTTCGACTCGGGGACGGCCATCATCTGCTGGGCCGTGGACCAGTTCGCGTCGTCGTCCTTGGCCTGCTGGCCGGCCTCGGCGATGGTCGTCTCCTTCTCGCCTTCCTTCTTGGGCCGGAAGAGGTTCGTCCACCGTTCGATGTTCGTGGACCCGTACTGCTTCTCCCAGTTCAGGCCCATCTCGAGGAGGGCGTCGTTGAAGTTCGTCTCGAGCTTGGCCGGGTCCGTCGACTCGGAGGCGACCTTGTCCAGGAGGGCCGAGGCTCGCCCGTGGATGTCGAGCTCGACGGCCGTCTGGAGGCCCGCCTGGTCGGTCGGCTCGAGGCCCTTCTTGTCCGCCGCGGCGAGCGCGGACTGGACGCGCTGGTTCACGAACCGGCGGTAGGACTCGTTGTCCAGCGAGAACATCTTCTCGCGCTGCTTCCGGACCGAGTCCGCGCGCTGCCTGTAGTTCTGGATCTCCTGGAGGGAGAACCCGTTCCCCGGCTGGAGCAGCGAGTCCGGCGGGGTCTGGAGCTTCGCCAGGGCCGCCTCGGCCTGGTTGTGCTTGTCGAGGGACATCGCGCGCCAGTCGGCGGCCATGGCCCGGTTCTGGGTGACGAGGTCCTTCGAGTGCTCCCGGTTCCAGGTCTCCATCAGTTGGGCCTGCTCGGCCTTGGGCTTTCCGGCGAGCGAGCGGGCGTAGGCGGCCCGGTCGGCGACGAACTGGTCGGCGGCGTCCTTGGCCGTCTGCTGCATATCGCTGTCGGCCCCGGGGGCGGCGTCCTCGATGTGCGCCGCGAGGGCGATGTTCGCGTCGGCCCGGCGGGAGGACTCGTCCTGGGTGAGGTGCGCCGTCGAGCTCTGGGCGTCGATGAGCTCGTTGACCTTCTGCCGGTCGTTGGCCGAGAGCTCCCCGCGCTGGAGGGCCTGCTCGGCGAGCTTGGCGACGAGGCTCACGTCCTGCGTCTTGGAGAGCATCTCCGAGAACTCCTGGACCTTGGCCTCGCTGTCCTGGTTCCGGGTGGCCGCCTGCTTCTGGCGCAGGAACTCGACCGTGTTCCGGGTGTCGGGGCCCCAGCGGTTCTCGGACTGGGCCTGGTTGATGAATCGGTTCATGGACGACTCGATGCTCGGCTGGTCGAAGCCGGTCGAGCCGACGGCCTTCCGGTCCGCGTCCACGGCGGCGTCCATGTCCTTCTCGGCCTGGCGGTTCCGTAGGTTGTCCTCGGTGACCATCAGGGCCAGCTTGCGCTGGCGCTTCTCGAGGTGCTGGTCGTCGTACTGGGCGATGAGCTTCTTGATCTCGGGGCCCGTCCGGGCGTCCTCGCCGACGGTCGTGTTCCCGAGCGGGGTGATCGACAGCCGCCGTAGCATGGCCGCCGCCTCGGAACCCGCGCCGTCCCCGTGGTCGGCCGCGTCGGCGTTGGCGGCCGCCGTCTGGAAGCCGCGCAGGACGGCCTTCGGGACGTCCACCCCCTGGAGGCGGTGGTTGTTCATTTCGCTCGCGAAGTGCTCCCCGTCCTCCGGGGTCAGGTCCCCGTTGAGGGCCTTCGTCGTCGCCCACCGGGCGACCTCGTTCTCCGTGTTGACCTGGTACTGCTCGACCTCGTTCCCGGCGAGCTTGTTCGCGACGTCCGTGCGGTATCGGTCGTCGATGGACGCCTTGAGGGCGTTCGCGGTCCGCATCCCGTAGTAGTCCTGGAAGAACGCGTTGTCCTTGTACTTGCCCCAGGTCTCGGCGATGACCTGATCGACGGGCTTGGCCGGGACCGGCTGGCCGTTCTTGTCGAGCACGGCCGTGGCCTGCGTCTGGGCGGCGATCAGGTCCGACTCGTAATGGCCCATGATGCGCCGGCTGGCCGACTGGACGAACCCGACCTTCCGCCACGCGTTCTGGGCGGGCGTGATCGACCCTTCCTTCTCGGCCCCCAGGAAGGCCTGCTGGTTCAGCTGCTTCTGGTACTCGGCGTCCCCCAGCTGGGCGTGCGCCTTCGCGAGGGCATCGATGGTGTCGTCGCCGGCGTCGTTCCCGAGCTTCTCCCCGATCGCCAGCTGGGCCTTGTTGTCCTGCTCGGCCTGCTGGAGGTTGATCTTGGCGACGGTCCCCGAGAGCTCCGACAGGTCCTGGAAGGGGAACAGGGTCCGCGCGAGCTTGGGGGCGTACGGGGTCGGCAGGACCTGTTGGGCCGGGGTGAGCGTGGGCTCGCCCGGGTCGTAGTTGACGGGGACCTTCGGCACTACGCGTCCTCATTTCCGATGACCACGGCCGGGTTCGTCCCGGGGGCATCGATCTGGATGGGGTTCAGGGCCTTCGCGCCCGTCGACAGCTGGAGGTAGTTCCCGACGCCCTGCATCAGGATGCCGAGGTAGTTCGGGGCTTGGACGTGCGAGTAGGCGTTCGCGGCCTCGGCGCGGGCGCCGTTCTGGATGGCCTTCGCCTGGTCCTGGAAGTTCTGGTCGAGGAAGGCCTTGTTCCGGATGACGGCCCCCTCGTACTCCATCGCGGACCGCTCGAACCCGGCGGCGAGCTCGGAGGCTGTGTTACCGCCGATGCCCGACTCGCTCAAGGAGACCCGCAGGGACCCGCCGGCCGCGCGAGCCTTGACGGCGTTCGTGCGGATCGCCTGGGCCGCTTGGGCGGCCTCCTGCATCTGGCGGGTCTGGAGTTGGGTGTACTGGATGACCGCCGACCGGTTCGCCTGCGCGGCCGCGTCCGCGGCGATCTCCAGCTGCTGCTTGTACCCCTGGGAAGCCCCGAGGATAGACAGGCCCGTGGAGGCCCCGGCGAAGTAGGGCAGGGCGGCACCGGCCGCGGCGGCGGGCAAGCACATGGTCTAGGCTCCTTCCGGGTGGATGTCGTCCGTCGAGACGGCCATCTCGACGAAGGGGAGCCCTAGGGCCCCGAACTGGTTGTGCAGGCAGACCGGCCGGAAGCCGACCGCCTTGAGCCACTTGAGGTGCGCGACCTGCCGGAGGTCGACCGTGCACCCGAGGACGTCGAAGTCCTTGCCCATGGCGGCGAGCCACTCGGCGGTGAACTTGGTGAACGTCTTCCCCCACAGGCGGACCCGGTCTGAGCCGAGGAACCAGACCCGCCCCAGGCGCGCGAAGTCGACGTCCTCCGTGGGGACGATCCCGAACATGGCGCTGGGCTCCCCGCGGAACAGGACGGTCCAGCAGGGCCGGGACGCGACGAAGCCCCTACCGAGCGCGGCCACCGGCGTTTCACCCGACGCGGCCACGATCTCGGCAAGGTCCTCGGCGCGCAACCGGTTCGCCAGGAAGTGGACGTCCTCGCTCGAGCTCGGCCGGACCTCCACTTCGGGGGTCGGGTGGAAGAGGTCCATCAGGATCCCGACGGCCGCTGGAAGGCCACGACCTCGTAATTGACCTCGAAGTCCGCGGCCTCGAACCGGACCGGCAGGGGGCTCGAGCTAACCAGGTCGATCTGGGGGTCCCGCGAGTAGACGCCGAACCGGACCTGCTCCGTCATCAGGGGCAGGTTGCCCGCGATGACGTGCCGGCCGTTCGCGCTCGAGTAGTCCACCGTGAGCGTCGAGCGCAGGTACGGGGTGACCTCGACCGTGAAGGCGGCCGTCTTGGCGACGTGCACGATCCCGTGCAGGACCTGGAGGCGCCCATTGGGCTGGACGTGCTGCTTGCCCGAGGAGGGGTCTCCCGCGCGCAGGTAGAGCTTCGAGAACCGGTACCGGAACTCGAACAGCTGGCCGAACCAGACCAGGTCCAGGGTGTGGTCCCCCGCGACTGAGATGAGGTTCGCCCCGTCGATCGTGAAGTCGAGCAGGTCGCCGCCGTCGTTCCCGTTGGGGGACTGCGTGACCAGGGCGTACTCCTCGTCCCCGTCCAGGTCGTACGGGATGCTCCAGGTCGTGCGGTCCGCGTCCGGGTCGTAGGCGCTCTCGGGCGTGTCCACGCGCCGGTCGAGATGGGTCAGGTAGAAGGCCCCGTCGTCGACGCGGTTCGAGACGATCCGGGAGGACTCGAGGTGGGTCCCGTCCGGCCGGTTGACGACCATGTAGAGGGTCGTCCCGATGAACCCGAAGCCCATGACGCGCGCGTTGTCCCCGAGGACCCACCGGCCCCACGCGATCTGGTAGCGGGAGCCGCCCGCGTCGAACGTCTTCAGGAAGTAGACTTTCGACTGGTCGTCGTCCGAGAGGACCAGCAGGAGGTCCTCGATGCAGTTCTGGCAGAACTGGACGACCTGGCCCGGAATGTACTGTGGGACGGCCATGCTGGCGTCCTCGACCTGGAACTTGTTCACGACCTGCGGGTCCGCGAGCATCTCCCGGAGGCCGCTGAAGGTCCCCCGGCGGGTCGAGAAGTAGATGCCCTCGGAGACCGTGATCGGGTCCGGGTCCGGGTCCGACTCGTACTCGAGGATCGGGGAGACCTGGACGCTGGAGGGCGTCAGGAGGGGCTGCCCGTCGAGGACGAAGTTGACCCGGTCCGAGAGCAGGACGAGCGTGTGGTTGTAGGCGACCGCGTGGTACAGGTTGATCGCCGTGTGGTGCGGGACCTTGATGTCGATGGGGTCCGAGTCGATCACGTCCTGGACGGTCGTGCGCCAGAAGTTGAAGTAGACCCCCACCTCGGACATGGTGACCTTCTGGCCGCTCACGACGCCGAGCCGGTTGCGGAAGAAGAAGAGGTCGTTGATGGGCGTCCCGTCGGCGATCCCCGGGTTCGGGGCCGAGTCGACGCCCTCGTCGCCGACCGTGCGCGAGGCCCAGTCGACCACGTCCCACTCGAAGTACTTCGCGTTAGGGGTCCCCGTGACCGTGCCCGAGACGTCGTCCTGGCGCCGCGTCAGCTGGTGCGGCATCGTGGTCGGGTCGAGGTCCGTCTTGACTCCGAACCCGTACGACTCGATCCACTTGCCCTTACCGAAGTCGCCCGTCGAGTCCGCCTGGAACTCGACGTAGTAGTCGTCCGCGGTCGCCTTCGTGCCACCGTCGATCTTCAGCTTGAAGCCGTCGTCGCAGACCAGGGGGAGCTTGTCGATCGCATCGACCGACCGGAACAGGGGGACGATGAACGTCCCGCCCCGGCCGTCGTCGGTCTTGAGCGAGTCGAAGGACCGGACGCTCGAGCCGCCCGTGGCGACGTGCGTCAGCTTGAACTTGCCACCCGTGGCCTCGGTGACCGTGAGGTCGTAGGTCTGGGACGGGGTCGTGTCGCTGATCGTGAGGGTGGTCCCAGCGCGCGTGACGGTGACCCCGGAGACCCCGCCGGCGATGGCCGCCCGCAGGCCCTCGGCGACGTCCGTGGCGTCGTCGCCCGTCTGGACGACGTAGCTGGCCGAGTCCGAGATGGGCGACCCGAAGTCGGCCGTCCAGGTCTCCCCGACGGCGCCGGGCTGGGTGACCTTGAGCGTGTAGACGTCCGTGGTGACGCTCGCGTTGACGACCACGAGCTTGATGACGGAGCCGCTCACGGTGACCGTGAACTTCCCGGAGGCCTCGATCTGGTCCGCGAGGCCCTGGGCGATGTCGACCGTCTCGACGCTCGAGAGTTGCGTGTTCGGGGCGGCCGCCTGGAACTCCTCAAGGGAGTAGGTCCCGCTCGCGGCCGGGGTGACGGTCGGGAGGAAGTGGACGCCCTCCGTGTCGGCGGTGATCCGGATTACGCCCGAGCTCACCTCGGACGCGGTCACGCCCGTAAGGGCCGCGATCTGGGCCGCCCAGGCCACGGCGACCGTGTGGGCCGACTCGGACCCGATGAGCGTGTGCGAGGCCGTCTGGCCCATGAGGGTGACGGACCACGTCTGGCCGCTGGAGCCGGGCGTCACGATCGTGATGTCCCAGACTTCCTTGACGCCCGCCGACAGGTTGGTCCCGTCCCAGGTGGTGACCGAGTAGTCGGTCGCGGACGTGTCCGACGTCAGCTTGATCGAGGCCTTGTATGTCGTGCTGTACTGGCCGCCCCGGATGAACAGGAAGGCCGTGGACAGGCTCGGGTCCGGGTCCGAGACGGCCGAGGACATCTCGGCGTCCACGGTCCGGTTCAGGAGGATCGTGTAGTCGACGAGGGTCAGGGCCTTCAGCTTCTTGTTGGGCTTGAAGGACCCGGTGTCCAGGTAGGAGAAGTCGGGCGTGAAGGG